ATGTAACAATATTCCCCCGCTTCGTTCCTAGTGCTAAAGGGTTTTTATGAACTATGTTGTGTTTTCCGACTGCCAACATGCAATCTATATCAACCTGTGAGCCCAATTTGTTTGGTGGCTTCCTCCCATTGGGGAGTCGATCAGTATGTACGTGTGCTTCTATACGAGAGCTTTTTCCACAGCGGTATTAAATAATCTGGCCCGCCAACCTTAGGTGTTGGAATGTATTGCCTGTTGATGCCTGGTGTTCGAAGTGTGTACTGTTGCCTATTTTAATATTATAATAGGATTTAATGTAGATGTCAACCTATATAGTTGCCTAAAGTAGAGTTTTTTTAAAGTGTTCTGTAAGAATTTTTGAACCACCAACTCTAACATTAATAATACCATTATAGTATTCATCTGTCTCGAGTACTTTGCGATCAAACTGTTCTTTCGCCTCTATATAACTTAATACGCCTCTACTAGGACAATAATGTAATATTTCTCTAGTAAATTTGTTTGTGCCTAGTGCAGCGACATCTGCATTTAAGTTATCTGATGAACCCCAATAGGTTCTCCAATCACTTTCTTTAGTGCCGCGCCTTTTATTTTTTTTGCCTTTAAGTGGTGGCTTAGTAGTTTTAAATCTAGCTAACTTTTTGCCTATGTACTTACGATTGTTTGTAAGATTTGTAATTAAATATACAAAGCCTTCACAGTCTACTGGTAATTCGTCTACTGTTAAGCCTTCGTAAGTCCATTGCATCATGTACTTATCAGCAGTGCCTATTTAACACGGCCTTTCTTGATATTGTACACATTATGTATTTCTTCCATGCGTATTTTTGACAAACGGCGAATTTCTCGCAACCATTTCCTACTACTTGCATGAGTTCTGTGAGAATGTCTTAATTCAAATGCATCATTTGCTTTAAAATATTCTAAATATGCTTTAGTTAACTGATCGTGAATATCATCATCCATATAATTTGCCTATTCTACAATGTCAATGTCGTTTGCATAACTAGTAAACCCGTTTTCTTTAACAACACGCATTACGTGGTTAACACGACCAATAAGTTCGTCTTTATGTGAAATAAGATATACATTTTTCTCTCCTTCACGACCCATCTTCTTAAGAACTGCAAGAGCACCTTCAACACCAGCAGTATCCATGCCGCTGTCTATTAATTCATCAATAAACAATAAATTAATCTTTTGATATAAACTTTCCCAAACATCTCGGAATGCAAAACTCATACCAAGTATAAGTCTATTACGTTCTCCTCTAGATAAGTTATCAAAGTCTAAGTCTTGTCCTAGCTGTGTTATTTCAACACTTAAATCATTTTGAAATATAACTTGATGCGGAAGACCTAGCTTATCTAAGAAGTATGTAAGCCTATTATTAAGATATGCTAAGTTTTGATCAATAATCTTCTTACGAATAAAGCTATCTTTATTTGTAAGTAGCTTTAACAAGAACTCTTGGTGTTCTTTAAAACTAGTTAACTGATTAACAGCTTCCCAGTTAATTTGTTGTATAGCACTATTATTTAACTCGTTAATTTGTGTATGATACGGATCAATCTCGGTCTCTTTACTTGTTAGTGCTTGCTTTAAGCTATCAACATTCTGCCTATGTTCGTATGCTTCCTTAGCAGTTTCGTAGAATGTAGAAGGTTTGCCGTTAATTTCACCAATTTCGTCAAGTGCTGATATTACTTCGGCACATTTAACATTAATTTCTTGTGCATAGGTTGTTGCATCGTCTAATTCTTTAGTTTTACGCTCTGCAATCTCTGTTTTTTTGTCTGCATGTAGTTCTTGACCACAAGTATAACATGTTGCATTATCTAAATCTGCGATGTCTTTAGTTACCTTTCCAACAGACTTATCAGCACGTATTAGTGCTGGCTCTAATGTGCTTAATTCTTTTTTAAGAGCCATTATTGCATTATTATGATCAGACCAATTACTTAACTTTTCATGAGATTCAAGTTCTGCATTAATATCTAAATGTTCTAACTCGTCGATACCTTTTTGTAACTTTTGTACATCTTGATCCTTCTTAGCAACCCAAGCACGTTGAGTTTTTTGTAAATTTTCAATAGTTGCACTAATTTTTTCGTTTGACGATTGTATAGCATTAATCTTCAACGTTTCTTCTTGAATTAATTCTTTTGTATTACGAGTTTGTTCTTTGAGCGCCTCAGCTTTTTCAGACAATATAGTAATACCAAGTAATTGCTCAATAATAGCACGTTGATCGTTCTGTCTCATTGACAAGAACGGTTCGGTGTATGTGTTAAGTGCTACAATATGCTTAAACATATCATGTGACATATCTAATAGTTCTTGAATGTACTGTTGAGTCTTACGAGAGTCACCTTGCGACTCGTCTGTCATTTCTTGTTCTTGATTGTTAACAAAGAACTTGAGTATGTTTGGTGAACGACCGCGTTCAATGCGGTAATCAACATTATTCTTTTCAAAATGCAATGTAACTAACATGCCTTTGTTGTTAGTCTTGTTGATTAAGTTGTTGCGTTTGATATTTGTAAGAGCCACGCCATATAATGCATAAGACAATGCATTAATGATAGTAGTTTTACCAGTACCATTACGACTTCCGCTGTCATCGCCTCCTTGATCTAGGTTTTCACCTAGTACCAATGTTAATTGTTGCTGGTTAAAATCAACAGCCTGTGTTTGATTACCAACGCTCATAAAATTCTTAACTGTAAGGTCTTTAATTTCTATCATAGGTCGCTATAAATGTCCATAAGGGTTTTCTTATTAAAGTTGTCGCTATCTATTGCAGCAATCTCACCTGCAACAATTTGATCTACTGATTCAAATTGTTGAATGTCCAACTCGGTGGTTATTTCTTCAATCTGTTTTTGCGGTATTAGAGAAATTTCTCTACACATGTGTTGATTAATAAATGTTTCTTTAATAAAACTAGCTTCTTCGTAACTAATCGGAACATCAATTGTAACACGCAAATACATTTTATTTTTAATGATAGTTTGATCAGGATCTAATAATTGACTTAGCTTAACAGTCCTGTATTTAGGACAATCTTCCCAATTAATATATTCAGGCGCTTTATCATTTTCACGATCAAGAATCATCATTCCTCGTTCGTCATCCCATGCATCAGCATAGTTGTGCGGAAATGCATTACCAATATAATGTATAACTCCTTGTTGTTGGCGCTTATGGAAGTGCCCACTAAACACATATTGCTGATTTTGAAAAGAATCTGCTTTTAAATCACCGTGATCTGGCATTTGTACCATAGCATTCATATAAAACGTAGGTAGTTCAAAATGCCCAAATACATATTTGCTCTTTATTCCTTTAACTTGTTTCCATTCTTCGCCAACTAGCCAGGGAATAATAGTTACGTCTTCAATTGTAGTAATTTTATCAACAAAAGTGATACCCGGAATATGTCTAGCAAATGCAGTTGAGTTAATATCTCGTTTATCTTTATAATACAAGTCATGATTGCCGTCAAAGAAGAAAAACTGCTCAAATGCAGCTCCTAGCTTCTCCATACAGCGGATAGTTGCATCCATTGTAGTTAAGTTAAGACTGTTTCTGTTATGATGCCAATCTCCACAAAAGATACCAGTTTCACAACCGTTATCTTTTGCATTTTGGATAAACCAATCTACAAAGTCTTCACAATCATCATTGTGTACCTTGCTGTTACCTTTTAATCCTAGATGGATATCGGTAAAAACCGCAGCTTTTTTAAACAAAGTTATTCCTCTTACATTTGTTATACATTATAATTTCTTAGTTTACTTTATTCTTAGCGTCTGCTTCTCTTTTCATGTAAGATTCCCATTCGCCTGCATGTTGCCTAGTATAACTTGGATCCATACCGTTCTGCTCTAAAATATCATCTCTAATATTTTGATTACGTTTTTCTAAGTTAATAACTCGAACAAAACTATTTGTTACAGCGGCAGTATAGTACGCGAATGGATTATCTGACTTAGATTCATCAAATTGTAAGCCAATCTGTGCAAGCTGAAGTATTGCTTGACCTTTCATCTCGTCATTATAGGTATATCCACGTACATTGCCTCTAGTAGCATAACGTTCACATAGCTTAATCCACATATTAGCAAGTGTATCAGTAGCTTGTCCTTCAGTTTTAGTAAAATAACCGTTTTCCATACCACCAACCCAATGCGACTTACCAACAACAACTAATTCACCGTCCTCGTTGAACTTGTAGTGTTGATACGGAGGAAAGTTAAGTTTAACTTTAGTATCTGCTATAGTTTTAGGATTCTTTTTACGGCCTTTTTCTTCTGGAATATGATCAAACATCATAATCCTAAAAATTAGCTCTCCTTTTGTTATTTTTTTATAGTCTACTTCGCATTCTGCAAGTTTTACTTTAATACCTGCTTTCTTTTGTTGATTGTAGTCAGCAAGACCTAATCGTTTAGCTTTATTCCGTTTTGCTTCAGCAATAGTTCGAATATTAATCTTATCTACACTAAGCAAAATTATATCGTACTGATGATGCGTGGTTTCTGTGTAACTACTAAACGCACTCTTTGATTTGTGTATTTCGGATAATATATCCTTGTTGTTTAAATAATTTACTTTTTTCATTTTATCTCCAGGTTATACTCTATTATAATGTATGTACTTAATTTTGTCAACTAAATAATGTATAGGAGTAACCAAAATTATGTCAGAGTTCGATTTAACATCAGGGCGACGAGACCAGTTCCAAGCGCCCGGCGGCAAACTGCAAGACGCTGCAGCGGCTGTAGCAACCACTATAGGGTCAGCAGCAAATCTAGCCACAAATGGATTTGGTGCCTTTACTGGCGTCAAGCAACGTGTTTCGGATTTCTTATCTGACACAGGGTTTGGAAAAGCTCTACGAACAATGAACTTATTGCCCGGCGCAAACCCCGCAGCTAAAATTCCAATGGCTGGCAACTGGGGAACATCAACTGAATACGATTGGCGTGTAAAATTAAGTGTTCCGTCTACGATGGCAAGTAGTCCTTTATTAGCTCCGTTAGCTGAAACTGGCGGAATGGTATTCCCATATACTCCTAGTTTGGCAATGCAACATGATGCATCATATCAACAAGTTACCCCTGTACATAGTAATTATCCTTATTTTGCTTATCAGAACTCAGATCCGAAAGCAATGGTTATATCAGGACACTTTTTAATTGAAAATGCGTTAGAAGGAGAATATTGGATTGCAGTTGTGCATTATTTAAGATCTATAACAAAAATGGCCTATGGAGTTACAAGTAATCAAGGGTCACCTCCTCCTTTAGTAAAATTAACAGGATACGGAGATTACGTTTTACCAGATGTGCCTGTTGTAGTTACAAACTTTACAGTTACGTTAGAACCTGATGTTGATTACATGAAAGTACCGATTGGAAAGCAAGGATCGTGGGTACCGATTTCAAGTATAATTTCAGTAACATGTCAACCAATTTACAGTAGACGAAAAGTAGCAAGATTTAGTTTAGATAATTTTGTTAACGGTAGCAGTCTTTACGACGGGGATGGATTTATTTAATGGCTATATACAGTAACGAAAGTCCTTACGCTAACACGGAAATAGTTAATGGACAATATCTAGGATTTTTAAAAATTAGACCAGTTCCTGCGTATGATGATGATATAGTGTATACTATTGAATCTCAATATCGGCATAGGCCAGACTTGTTAGCATATGATCTATACGGCTCAACAAAATTATGGTGGGTGTTTGCCCAACGAAATATGGATACTCTTAAAGATCCTGTTTATGATATGAAAGTTGGGACACAAATTTATTTGCCACAAGGTTCAAGATTAACTGAAACACTAGGAGGATAATTTATGCTACCTTTTAATATTCCAAATTCTGTCAATATTGATGTAAATGGATTAAAAAGTGCCGTCGAAGGTTCGGCAAAGGAAATTAAAGGAGCAATCGCAACTCTTAATAATGGTTTAGGCAATAACATATCACAAGTAGCGTCGAGTTTGCTATCAACTCAACTTAACGGACTTGATACAGGGCTAATGAAAGCGTTGTTCCAACAAGCAACTTCTGCTTATGGAACACCTCCGTTTGCAAACCCCTTAGAAAAATTTGCTACTGTTAATTATGTATTTACATTGTCATGTTTATCAGTTGACGAGTTAAACAGACCTGATTCTACTTATAAATTACGTAGTCCAAAAAATATTATTTGCCGAAGCGGTGGATCTGGACCAATAAAAACACAAACAGCAACAGAACGAGGAAAAGGTGCTGTTGAGTTTTATATTGATGACGTTGAAATAACTTCAGTTATTACACATAGTCGGGGAACTAAACACGCTGATGCTGTTGGCGGCTCATTTAAGATATTTGAACCTTATAGTATGGGAATGTTTCTTGAAACATTACAAGTTGCTGCATTAAAAAGCGGCCACAAGAATTATATACAATCTCCATTTTTGTTAACCTTAGAATTTAAAGGTTGGGACGATAACGGAAATGTAAGTACGGCAACAGGTTCAACAAGACAACTAGCAATTAAGATTGTCGAAAGTGCGTTCAATGTAACTGAGCAAGGAAGTACATATGAAGTTGATTTTATAAAATATAATGATCAAGCATTTGGCGATCAAATACAAGCAGCTAAAACTGATTTAAATTTATCTGGTAACAATGTGCAAGAAGTTTTACAATCTGGTGCTAAGAGTTTAGCAAGTGTATTAAATACAAGACTGGTCAAAGCCCAACAAGCAAAGCAAGTTAATAAAGCAGATCAATACGTAATAATGTTTCCTAATAAACGGAGTAGTGCCGAAGAATCAATATTAGGAAAACCAAGTGATGCTGCTACAGGCGCAACTACTACAGGAAAAACTTCTGAAGGAGAACTAAAAGAAGTTAGCCAAGAAAGAAAACAACAAATTTTTGAAAGTATTGCCGGGATACAAGCAGGCAATGTTCCAGAAAACTTTGACGAAAATCTAAGTAACGTATTAGGAATTGTAATACAACGAGGAGAAGTTGGCGAAGCAATTAGGACATATGCTGAGAATATAGAAAACATTAATACCTTAGGGCAATCGAAGATGGTTAAATCTGCAAATGATTCAGGAGAGGTGCCGCAAGCAGAGCCTAATCTTTGTGAATTAAAAAACGGTATAGTTTGTAGATCTAAAGTACAAATACCTTCTACTGCTAGATCCTACCAATTTAAAGCAGGTACAAAGATACAAGATATAATTGAACAAGTATTATTAGCTAGTGATTGGGGTAGAAAAATAACTGAGAGGCTTGACTCTCCTGACGCTAATAATATGGTAGATTGGTTTAAAATTGAAACACAAGTGTTTGAACAAACAGATGCAAAAACAGTTAATGCTACAGGACAAAATCCAAAAGTTTACGTTTTTCGAGTAGTTCCGTTTAAAGTAAATGCTTCTCGATTTGCTTCTCCTAGTAAACCAACACCTGGCATAACTAGTTTACGGTCACAAGCCGCAAAGGAATATAATTATATCTATACAGGAAAAAATAAAGATATAATAGATTTTGACATACAATTTGATGCTGCATTTTTTGTAGGTATTGGAGCACAGCGCGGCCAAGCATCAAAAGACAGCAAAACTTCTACACAAAACTCTAAGGTAGCATCAGACTCAGAAACAGCCAATG